TATAAATTATTTTGGTTAATGATGGAAAATAATATAAAAGATATTGCTTTAGGAACTAAAATAATATGCGAACAATCAGAGGCGCAAAAAAACTGTCCTGTAACATATACATATAATTTTAATGAAATAAAAAATGAATTGTTAGATAATCGTTTTGAAATACTAGATATTTGGAAAGATCATATTTTTATATATGATATAGAAAATTATAAAAATAATATATATATTAAAGATTCTTATTGGTCTAATATGAATGATAAAGATATAAATGACATGGCCAATGAATTAGGATGGCATACTATGGTAATTGCCAAACTATATTCAAATGATTAAATACAATGTTCTTTCTAATTACATACATATCTCATCATAATATTCATAGTGTATAGTTCCTGATTTAGTAATTTAAAGGCATATGGCATCCTTACCTGTGCTATATCAGTATTATTTTTACAGTATTTACAACTATAAATATTTTTATCAGTATTCACATTAGCATGCATTCCACATTTCTTACAGATAAATATACGATAATTATCTGAAACATGAAGCATTCTTTCAGCCAAGAAATTAGATGTGCCATGTGCGATAAAGCAATCCCTTTCCATTTCTCCCAAACGAAGACCTCCTGAACGCGCTCGTCCTTCGCTTGGCTGTCTTGTAAGCATAACAATCGGCCCATTTGAACCACGCGAATTTCCTGTCCATACTGATTTTCCATTCCTTCGCACCATAAATATCTCAGTAGATACACTTAGGCAATATACAGAACCTTCGTAATAATATATACTCTCTTTATTTGATTTATCATCAGGATTATTGACAATAGGTTTATTTTTATTTTTAATGATAGTAATTTTCCAATATTTATTGTATTGTGATTTAATACCACTCCATCCAGCGTGAATTAGTAGTCTTGTCATATCATCGGCTAAACTCTCGCACAATGTACAATACATATTTTCAAAATTATTTTTAATATCTTTATTTTTAACGGATACCATAGATTTAACCAAATATCTACATTGATTTGTGCTAAGTTCCCAGACCCACGAAGGAAATTTATATTTATTCAAATATTTAATATAATTCATTATCTCATTATTATCATTATTTCCAAATTCATTAATTAATAAAGTGTTATCTTTATTAATTCCATTATGTGCCATCCATTTACCAAAGAATGACAACCATGCCTCCATATTAACTGGCTTATTATTTGGAATAATTAATTGATAATCAATATCATTCCACAAACTATCTTTTTTATATCTAATCTGTTTTCCTTGTATTTGACTTGCTTCAATTAGATTAAATCCTTTGTCGTTATCATGTTTTACATACATCCTATGACCAATTGTAACATCTAAATCAATCATAGTATTTGATATATTATATAAATAGCCTTTGTAATCAGGATATTTATATATTTCTATAGGAGGTTCATATACCAATTTATCATCTTTCAAAATTGCAACATTATCACTTTTATTAATATCAGTTATAGATTTCCATCCATTGTCAGTTAATATTTCGTGATCTTCTGTCAAACAATGAACCTTATCTGACACCATATGTTTTAATCGCTGATAATATGTTGGACCAATAAATATCTCTGTTCTAATTTGCTCTCCAGTTCTACCATTATACATAATTTCATTTCCGTATCTTTCCATACCTGACATCTCTAATACCGCAGATATATCTTCTACAGTACAATCGTTATATGGTGTTGAATCGCCGAAAGCACCAATATGACATCCTGCTTTTCCCATAATACATTCCATAAGTTGAGCAATAGTCATACGCGAAGGGATAGCGTGAGGATTCATAATAATATCAGGAACAATTCCATCCTTTGTATATGGCATATCTTGATGTTTATATGTCATACCAATTGTTCCTTTTTGAGCACTACAACTGGCGCATTTATCACCAATCTCAGGTTTACGATTTTTGCGAATACGCACTTTACAAAACTTATAACCTTCACTATTTATTCCATTATAATTCATATCAATATAACCATCGTCGTTAGTTTTCATTGTTAAACTACTATCTTGATATGAAATTTCACCATTAGTCTTTTTTGGCATTACCTTTCCTACAATTACATCATTTCCTGTAACATAAGTATTTTTAGGAATGAAACCATTTTCACCTAACTTATCATAACAGTAGGGTTTCTTTTCAGTTTTATCATTAGGATTAGTAAATATTTCCTCTTCTCCTGTACTATGATTTTTATTACATACATCTCTAAGTGCCTTGTAATATGTACTTGTAAACAATCCTCTATCTAGTGCCGATTGATTAATCATTATACTATCTTCTTGATTAAATCCTGTATGTGTCATAATAGCAACTATAGCATTGACACCCGAAGGCAACTTATGTGCCATAGTATATTTCGATAATTTAGTATATACTAGTGATTTTTGCGGATAATTCAAAATATTACCCATTGTATCAATACGTTTATTGAAATTACTAGCATAAATACCTAGTGCTTGTTTACCCATAGCACATTGATAGCAATTTCTCGGCGATTGATTATGATCGCTAAATGGAATATTTGCTCCAAGAATACCATTCATCAAACTAGGATGAATTTCACAATGAGTATAACAAGGTGGAAGTGCTGTTCCTTTAATACCTTCGTCTAAGTCTGAAGGAAATGTTGCTATCATAGCAGTATTAATCTCATCACAATCCATATATTCTATAAATCCTTCTTCATCTAAATAACTTTCATCATCATTATTTTTTTCATCATAAGGGTCATTTGGAGATATGAAGTAATCAAAATTTTTACCCTTAATATAATTTTCCCATTTCATATTTTTTCTTTTTAAAATTTTATCAATTCGCAATACACTTTTTTTCAATTGTGCGTCATAATCAACAATATATAGAGGTCTATACATGCGTCCTGCTTCAGTGCTAATTATAATATTTGATTTTTGAATATTCCAAACAACAGATGTCATCGGATGAATAATACTTGACCTTTTATAATGCTTTAATGTTTTATATAGTTCAATTGGTTCATTGCAATAACCAATAATATCACCATTTACCATAATATAAACGTTTGAACTATGTCCCATATTTTTTAGAAAACTTATTGCTGACTTTTCAGTATTATCACTATTAGAATTATATGTATCATCATACATTACAACACCCAATTCTTCAAGAACCTTTCTAATATGATAACTATTCATAGCGATAGATACATTTGTACTTAGAGCCATATTTTTAACTAATCCCACAGAACTACCTTCAGGTGTTTCGGCAGGACAAATCATTCCAATTTGAGAATTATCTAATTTTCTCGGTTGTACAAGTTTACCATTTTTTTCCATTGCTGTATTAATACGTCTCATATGCGATAATGTACTAGCATATGACATACGATTAAGAACTTGTGAAACTCCTTGTTTAATATTTTGAAAACTCCCAATACTTTTAATACCCCAATTGCCCGTTGAGAATGAATATTTAATCCATGATTCCAAAAGAGATTGTTTGAAAAATCGGTGAATGCTTATGTCGGAAATAATATTAGATAAAGGTGTATTAGAATTTCCACGCCACATATTTAGTTCTTTCTCAATTGCTATTTTTAACTCTTTTGTCAACTTACCATAACACTGGCGAAATAGATTACTTATTAAAACACCTGGAGTATCTACACGCTTATTAATATAAGAATCGCGATTATCATATGTGTCATAACCTAGATAAATACGAATCATCTTGCGAATAATATAACCAATATACAATGCCTTTCTTCTATAACTTTTGCCAACGTGAGGAAGAAAATCATTCATCAAATTATTATGTAAAAGCGTTTTATTTACAGAATGTTCATTATTCTTATTAGAACCATTCATAATTTTTATAAGAACACATTCTGCCTGTTCTTGTGTTTTTATATCACTAGCATCTTCGCAACAAGCCATCAATTCAGCAATTACTCTTTTATTTTCTTCTTTGTTTGTATCATATACAATATGATGAATAATTTCTTTGTCACTGAGAATACCTAAAGCACGAAACATAACAAATACAGGAACTTCAGACCTCAGAAATGATGTATTAATACGAATTATACGCCCCATATGATTTAGTTTTCCACTCATATTAAGACACGTGGTTTTAGGAGGGAGATAAGACGAATTACATACTGAACGAATCTCGGCATATAATCCTTCACTATTATTATTAGGATGAAATATAAGTGTTTTATTTTCATTAATTCTGTCTTGTGAAATAAGAACTTTTTCATTTCCATTAATAATAAAGTATCCTCCAAAATCATAAATACATTCGCTATTATTCTCTTCGCAAATTCCTTGCATTTGATTTAGAACGCAAAGTTTTGATCTAACCATAATAGGAATTTTGCCAATATAAATATTATTAACAGTTTTATCAAATTTCTCTATCATACCATTTTTATTAGTATATTCTGTTACAATATGAACATTAACATAGATACCGCTTGAATATGACATATTATTCATTCTTGCTATATATGGTGTCATAATATTATGTGTTCCGTCTCCCATTTGATAACTAGGTTTTGTGATGCTTGGTTGAATAATATTAATGGAAATTTTATAGTTATTATCATTAATTGATAAATCAGTTT